AGGCGGTATAAGAGTTCACAACTGCTGCTTTGTGGATGAGTTAGATGAGTTGCCTACGTACGTATGTATAGCTGTTGTAAAAGCCTTAAACGACAGGTGTAGACAGGCTATAAAAGATGAAGAAAGGTCTCCGTTTTTAGCGTTTACTACAACAAGTCAAGGTCTTAAAGGTACATACCAAACAATAATGAACTTTAGAAAAATTGGTATGAGCTACATGATAGTACGAGGCAGAACAAGAGATAACATCTATTTGCAGAAAGAGTACGTTGAAGCAATGTACAAGATGTATAATGAAAAAGAAACAAAATGTTTATTGGAAGGCGAATTTGTTTCAATAGACTCAGGTCTTGTATTCCCTGATTACAATCCGGCTTTTAATAAACTTAACATTGACATGTACGACAATATTGAAGAAACAGAAACGGTGTATATAGGACAGGATTTCAACAGAGGATTCAATAAAGCAGTTGCTTGTGTCGTACGAAATAAGAATGTATATGTAATTAAAACATACTCATTTGAAGATGCTCGAAGCGCACCAGAAGTATTTAGATATGATTTTCCTTATAATTCTATAATATGGGTTCCTGATATGACATATAAAGACCACTTTGGTGATTTTGCAAGGGAATTAAAGGCGTATAAGATTAGAATAGCATACAGAAAATGCAATCCTAACATTGTCTCAAGAAACTTTGCTATAAACAAAATGTTTTATGCCCGAAGATTATTCATCTGTGATTTTGCTTCAGACCTTGATAATGCGCTTCTTACGCACCAGAAAGACCCAAAGACAGGTCTTCCTATGAAAGGACAAGGTGAAAGTGCTCCTGACCACCTAACAGACAGTTTAGCGTATGTAGTAGCACACCTTATAGGATGGAGGAGGGAGTTAAAGGACGTGTATGATGTTACAATGGGAAGAGCCTTAAAAAGGCATAAAGAAATAGGCGATGATTACGAAGATGATGAAGGTGGCGTAAATGCTATTGACATTACAGAAGAAGTACCTGTATAATTACATTGTCGTAAGACTCTCCTTTATACTTAGCTCACAGATGATTTTATCTACCTTATCATCTGTGAGCGTTATCTTAGTTGACAAACTATATATCTTGTGAGATAATCTAAAACAAATGGCAGTAAATTATGATAAAATTCGTAAAATAATCAGTTCTTCCTCGACAAGAGGCTTCAAGGGTATGTCCTTGGATGCAGTGGAAGAGATAAACACTGAGATACATGACGCCTCAAAGCTGGAAGCTGAGATAAAGCTTAACAGACGATTTAAGACGCTCGAAGATGTAAAAAGGGATTCTATAAGAGCTGCTAATGCTGCCGCAAAAAAGATTTTTACGACAAAAGATTCTACAAATCCAAAAAATATACTTGAAATATATAATGCTACCTATTCTACACATGATAACGTTTCAAATAATAGCTTAAACATAGCGAATGGTTCAGACCCTATGATGCAAACAGATGTTACACCTAACATTTGGATTTCACCATGGGAAGCAGCCACTATGTACAGTCAAAAAGGACTGATAGAAACAGTCTTGAACAAGAAGGCAAAGTCTATTCTGCTTAATGGTATAAAGATTCAAAATCCATATCTTACACCAAAGCAGATTGATAAAATATCGGAAAACTTTTTTGCAAAAGCTTCTGCACAACTCTTATCTGATAATGTACTTAACTCATTAGTGTATGGTGGAAGCTTGGTTTTTCCAATGTTTAAGTATGATACACCAAGTACTATGAACCTTCCTATTAAGACACTTATTAAAACAGGTATTCTTGGTAAAGATACGATAGAGAGGTTTATATCACTTGAGCGATGGAATACAATGATTGTTCCTGCGAAGTCCCCTACGCAGCGTGACTTTGAAAAACCAAACTCTTTTTTTATTCCATACCTTGGTAAATGGGTAGCTGGGAGCAGATGCTCAAGGATTATTACGGCTAAGCAGCCGGGCTGGTTTGGATATATGTTTAACCAAGGATGGGGATTATCCGATATTGTAGGATACTATAAAGAGTTTTGTGATTATACAATTTCTATTAGACAGATTCCTCTTATGTTAAAGCAGATGTCTATTCTTGTTAGAACACTTAATCCTGATGGAATACTTGCAACTGAAGGCGGTAATGCGCTCCAGTCTTTCTTAGAAGAAGATACAATTAACCTACGTGAAGTTTCAACTAACAATCCTATTCAAATGGATGTTGTAGGTGAGCTTACATCTATAAACAGAGATTTCAAAGAAGTAGTAAACTTAATGCGACTTTTACAGCAGGATTTTGGTGCAAAAGCAAATGTACCTGCTCCTCTTATTTGGTCGTACGAAAAAGGTGCTTTTTCTTCAGGGGATGATACTGAAGGTCAACTGTCTAAACAGTGGGAAGCTACAAAGTATATGCACAAAGATGTTGAGATACAGCTTAAACCGTTTGCTATGATGATGGTTATAGATACACTTGGTGTAAGCGATGAGGTAATAAAGGCTCTGCCGTATACACAGATAAAGTTTGACACTCCTCTTGTAGCATCTGCTGTAGAGAGAGCTAAAGTAGGCAACTTACTTGCTGAAGCTATGTTTGAATATGTTGGTGCACAAGTACCGATGGATAAAGCATTAGGGATTGTAAGTAATTTTGCAACAGATGATATGTCTATTTCATCTGATATTATGGAAGAGCTTAAGGAAAGACAAGCTAAGCTTGACCTACTTTCACAGGAAAAACAAGAGCTTGAGATTAAAAAACTTAAAAAAGAGATAGAAGTCATGGGTAAACAGCAGCCGCAGGTATCAAGTAGCCCCGAAAAGAAAGAAGGATACAATAGATTAGAACAAAAGATGCACGAAAAGACAAGAGCTGACTTTAGCAAGCGTAAAGAGATGAAAGCGAAGAGTGAAGGTAAGATAAATAAAATGACAAAGAAACTAATGGGAGGAAAATAATGGGTGATAGACCTATTAAACCTTATATAGAGGAAAAAGAAGTAATTTTATGCCGTTCTGGTATACAGTACTACACAAGGGAACAGCTCATAGCTTCTGGTTTTGATTTATCAGAGCTTCCAGTAAAAGATTCTTACGCTGAATATCGACCTCCTGCAGTAGTAGTTAAAGCAAAAGATTTATTCAAGAGGCTTCCTCTTACGAAAGAACATCCTGAAGAGTGGGTAGATGAGAATAACTGGAATAAGCTTGCTGGTGGAACTACAGGTGAAGAAATAGAAGTAGTTGCAATAAATGATGCTGATATAGGGCTTAAAACAACACTTGTATTTAATTCAAAGTCGTTATATAATTATTATGAAAAAGGTAATAAAGAAGTAAGCGTAGGGTATCTTGAAAAAAGAGAGATAGTAAAGGATAATCCAAACTATGATATAATCATGCTATCTATTGAGGACGTTAATCATTGCGCTATCACGGCTGCTGGTCGTGGAGGAAAGAGCGTAGCTATATTAGATTCCATAATAGGAGGAATGAGAAGTATGAAAACTGGTTTATTTCATTTTCTTAGAAGAAAAGGGAAAACAGAAGATTCAGCGGCTCCATTCTCCCCTCGTGTTTTTGCAGCTCTTGATGATGCAAAAGACAAAGAAGGGGAAGAGTTTGAAGCTGTTGTTTCAAGCGTGTTTGATTCTGTTGGATGTCTTAAAGACGGAGAGCAGAAAGAACACTTAGCAGACATGGTTCGGGATGTGTTTAGTAATCCTACTGAAGCCTTAGAAAATAAGGAAGAGCTTTCAAAGATTCTTGATTCAGTATATATTAACATATCTGGTAGCTCAATAGCTGAGATTCGTGAAGCTATGACAGCATCTTCTGCTATAGTAGATTCTGACGGTAAAGGTAAAAACACTAACAATGTTGCTGATACCAAAACAGAAGATAAAAATGAAGATTCTGACGGTAAAGGTAATGCTGATACCAAAACAGAAGATAAAAATGAAGATTCTGATGGTAAAGGTAATGCTGGTACGAAGGATTCAATCGTCTTGACAAAAGAGGATATTATATCTATCGTACGAAGTGAACTTACAAGTGCGCTTGGTGTAAATGAAACCAAGGACAGTATTACTGGTGTTGACCTAAGTTCAACAAAAGACTCAAATGTTGAACATCTTGCAGACATTGCAGATAGATTATTTGGTTAATGGAGGATTAGAATATGGCTTATGAAGAAACAGGCGCTAGCCTTTCTATGACAAAGAGTGCAGTACTTAAAACAACTGCAAAAGATAACGGACTTCTTGAAAAGATTCACGAAGGTGCGTATACTTTCGGCTATACTAAACTTGTACCTGTGGCAGGGGATGCTGGTGTAGAGTTCGGCTCAGGTGCGTGGTATGATGCCTCTGAAAAGAACAATACTGTATATGCTGCAAAGCCTTCAGGAGTAGGAACTGTTCCTGTCTTAGCAGGTGTTTTTGTACGGCAGCCTTATATCGCTGCTGGTTTCCCTGCTCGTCCAGACAGAATTGAGCCACAAAACAAAGGCTTAATCTGTAATGAAGGTAAAGTGAAGTACAAAACAGGTCTTGCTGCGGATGGTACAACTGTACAGACGTTTGCAGATGTTCAAGTTGGTTATGGTGCGTATATTTCCAACACTACAGGTAAAGTACACTTTGCTGCATCTGACCCTACGTCTGGCTATACAAAATTCGGAAAAATTATCCGAATGAACCCTGATGACAGCTCTTTTACTGTCAAAGTCAGTTTCTAAGGAGGAAAAGAGAATGGCATCTACAAAAGCTTTCCAGAAAGTACAAAATCTTGTAATTAACGAGCTTGAAAAAACAGCTCCAAACAGAATGAGACACATCTCTGATGTTTCTATAGGCTTTAGCACCGATAACGCTAAAGGTATAACAAACCCTGCTTTCAAAGTAGGACCTTCAGCTATGCAGCACGCTATTTATGCTTCATGTGATTCTGTTGGAGTTAAAAGACCATATTGGGCTAATGACAGAAAGCAATTCACACGATTTGATGTTTCCCCAGCTGTTGTACAGGCTGTACAGGACTCTATAGCTGCAGGTAAAGACCCGTCTACTGTAGCAGATACGTATATGTCTTTTGACTCTGAGACAGGACAGCTCGTATTCAAGGCAGTACCAAAAGGAACAAAGGATGCTCTTGTTACAGGACTTGCTGTTCCTTCTTGGAACATCGGGTATATGCAGAAAATCTTCAAACAGCCTTATTACAAGTCTTTTGCAAAGAACCTTGTATCTGTTGAAGGATTCGGTAATCAGTGGGCTGATGTTGTAGGCGTATTCAAAGAAACTTTTGAAGGTAACGCTCGTACAAATGCTGCACAATCTACCTTTGAAGCAAACGCTTCTGACCCTATCTCGAACAAATCCGGCTTGATTGTTTCCAATATTTTCAATATTGCTGTTGACTATGAAATTGGAAATGAAGAGCAGGCTCGTTCAGGTAATGCAGGAGATTTTCTGACAGGTCAGCTTATTGCAGACCGACCGAAATATGCAGACATGGTTATAAACCGTTTACAGGATGTTATCAGATACTTCGGTGTACCTGAAGCTGATGTAATCGGTCTTACAGGCGTAAACGCTATCACAGAATATTCAGGAGATTCGTTTGCTTCGATTATGACTGGCTCTTCTACTACTAAAGGTGCTGAAATCATACAGGCATTATATGCAATAATCGGTGACTTTTTACAAGGCATGAGCTATATGCCGACTGAATTAAAGATTAACTGTTCAACCACTGTTTTCCGTGCATTGACAACCACTCTTTACTCAGACAGCTTCAACCCAGCTTCCCCTATCAGCATTATATCTGAGAACATGATAGGCGGTGTATCTCCTGCTATTGATGGCGTTAAACAGTGCAAGTATTCTATCACTGCTGATGCTATGCTTGATGCAGATTCACCGTACAACACTGTTGCTGTAGGTGATGACCTTTTCATTATCACTGCACCTTCAATTGGTTCTGCCCTTGAAGACCAGACAGGTTTAGTAATTTCACCTGAGCCGATGTCACGGTTTATCGTTCCTCCGATGTATCAGAGAAGCGGTTATTTGTATACAATGTATACAAGAATGGGCGGTTTAATCACACCTATCAAAGCTGCGGTTAAAGTTTACAAAGGTATTGGAGTACAAGGATAATGGAAAAAGGTAAAGGAAAGTACATAAAAAATACGACTGACTATGCGTATGCCCTTGAAGTAAGATTTAAGGGCGAGCTTAGTGCAAGCCTCGTGAAAGAGTTTAGACCTGAAACTATGGATGGTCAAAGCGGTAAGATTCTTCATAACGGTTTTACGTTTGTTACAAATGAAGAATACGAACAGCTCCAAAAACACACAAGGTTCGGTCGTTATGTTGAAAAAGGTATTTTTGTTGAGTACGATAAACTTCCAGATGAAGTTGTTACACTTGATGAAAAATATGCAGCTCTATTAAGTGAAAATGCTAAGCTTAAAGCAGGTACAGAACTTGAAGAGCTACGAGCTAAGGTTGCTTCTTTATCAGAAGAGAACTTTGCATTGAAGAAAGCTCTTGAGGATACTAAGACAGAAGCTCCTAAAGCAAAAGGTAAATAAGGTATGGTATTCGTCAACGGAAGACCTTTGAGGATTAACGCAAAAGATTTTAAGGCTCGTTTTGGGTGCTACTTTCCGAAGCTTATAGCTTCTGACAAGGAGCCAATAATAACTGACGCCATAGATACTGTGTACACAATGTTCACCGGCGTAGAAGACCTCTGGTCTTCCCTTGACGAAGAAACCTTTTTTAAGAAAACACGCCAATGCTTTGGCTTTCTTACTGCTTGGTATTTAGCGGATATGTTTCCGCTATTATCAAGCGGTATGCAGTCTATGGGTGGATTACCTGTTGTAAGTAAATCAATAGGCGGTGTAAAGCTAACGTTTGCAGATATTTCACAGACTGGAAAAAATCCGAGATACCGTGATAATTTAGCTTTCTTAAAGACAAATACTATGGGTATTCAAGCATATAACATGATTAAAACATCTAGTAAGATGCAATTCCTTAAAGGAGGAAACCACAGATGAGCAAGTACTTTAATGTAATGGAAAGTATAAAAATAGGACATAAGCTTCATGTTCCTTGTGTTAGTTATCCTGTTACACCAAATAACGAGCTTACAATAGAGAAGCTCAGTAAAGAAGGAAAAGCTGAAATTACTTCGTACGAAGCAATCTTTCAGTCAGGAAGAAAAATTAACGAGCCTGAGAAAGCTAAAGCAAAGGTATCCGTGAAGATTGCCTCTGACAAA